GTCAAGCAAGAGTTAAGTCGGCTATTGTTAGAAACCCCGATGGCAAAATGAAGCAAGTCATTGTGGACTTAAACCGGGGGTTAAACATATCTTACCTAGCCAGTCGGCAAGTGGAAGAAGTAAGCATGACACCGTACATGAAGAATGCGCTGAAAAAGTTCAACGACATCAAAGACGATGAACGTCTGACAGTCAGTGCCCCCGTCACTAAAGCCGAGCTGTACATCCAGAAAAGGACAAATGATGAGCTGATTAAGCAATTCGGCCACGCATTACTGAGTATGACAGATCACTACCTATACTGGATGTGAAACACTACGCCGTTGACTGTTACCGTAACTCAAAGGACGGTATACTGATGCGCGACATACAACCTGGCCAACAAAAACAGAGAGAGATTGGTTTCTCTGAATTTCGGAAGCCAGCACCGACTACACCTAACATACTCAGTGATAGGTATGTTAGAGTTGCCATCAGGAACATAATTGGCGAGATGCCAAGCAAAGTTCGGAGATCAGACGAGTTTAGAGACTGGTCAGGGCCATTTGAGAACAAACATACACAGACATCATGGCCCTTCTTCTACAGAGACGACGTGGTGATAAGCGCTGAAAATGATGCCACCGGCTCATTGACTAAATACTACGGCATGACCTATGGTCAAGCTTGTGTTGAGATAGCTAAGCACACACCCATATCAGACACAGTCCGTATGGGTGTAAATGTAGGGTACGGTCGTAATCAGCGTGGGAAAGGGAGACCTTTGATTGCAATGGCACGCATACCCGCAGTGTTGTTCAATCGTATGACAATGCCAGAGACGCAAGCCTGCAGAACCAAAAGCCCTCTCTTCATAGGTTACAATGACAGAGAGACCCTCAAAACAGCAATGGTTAAACAGGCGAACTTTGTGACAGACAACAATCTTGCAATGGAGAACTTCGATTATCATGCGTTTGATCAGAGTATTTCCAAGCAATGGATGGCAGTTGCAGGAGCCGTGTGGCTGACCATCGCAGCAGACAAAGAATCAAAAGAGATTGTGTATTATCGCACACTGTTGTCAATGAGTGGCGTCCTGATCGATGGCATCGCCGATGCCGATGGCTGTAAAGTTAGTGAGATTAACGGCCGCATGACTTCTGGTTTTATTGAAACTAATAAGACAGAAAACGTAATCAATGCAATTGCGTCAACCAGTTGTATGCTTAAGCAGGATGATCAATGGATCAATAAGATACAGCGTCGCTCGCCATACCCACAGATGTATATGGGAGACGACTGTCTCATCACTTATGACCCGCTTAGGTTCAGTCACGATGATTATGTTGGACACATAAAAGGTCTGGGATTTGAGATACACCAAGAAAAAGGTGAATTCGGTGCGTTCTTTCTACAGAACAGGCTGTATAAAGACGACGAAGGGTACATCTTCACGTACCCTTGGACCAGAGTGCTGAGAAGCATGCTTTTCAAAGAGAAGAGTAGAGGGCTCGGTCCCGCTGGATGGACATTAGCTTCATATTCACAGCTTGCGAATATCGTTGAGTATAAACCTGGGCTTGCATTTGTGAGAGATCTGATATGTGAATTTGATGAGGAGAAGTTGATGCTGTCAACTGACATATCCGAGATCATTGCAAAGGTCAAGCAAGAAGATGAACAGGCATTGGAGGTGAATAAGCGTGCTCAGAGTACGTTCGACGTCATTAATGACGGTGATCCGGGAAAAGTTCAAATTGGAGTGGAATCTTCTCGTTACTTACGTG